TGCTCCCAGAGGAGATGGTGCGTTCAAATACACCTATGATTCCTACTCGGCAGCAAGAGAATCAAGTAATAACTCAGACAAGGGGAGTGCAACCTCTAACACAAAGAATGTCTGCAGCATTCGATAGAATGAAAAGTAAAGAGGATGAAGGTAATAAGATAACGAGTAAAGATGCTGTTATATTAGGTAAATTATTTTTAGAAATAGAGCAGGTAAAAAATAATTTGAACTCTATTACGACAGAGTTTAGAAATACAAACAGGAAAAAGAATGAGTTAGATGCGAAAGAAAATGAGTTATTAGAAGAAGAAACCGATAGACTTACTGCTTTAGGAGCAGGATTCAAAAGATTCAGACGAACACTAGGTGGAATCGCTGCTGCATTGTCTGGAAAACAATTCCTTGAGGGTGATGTTCAGGGTGGAATTCAAAATGCAGGGATAGCATTGACAGCATTTTTGCCAGATATCATAAAAGTTGTCAGTACAGTTGTTCTTGGAAGAATGTTGCTGAGTGGTAGAGGTATGGGTGCTGCAAGAGGTGCAGCAGGTGGTGGTGGTAGAGGAAGTTTATTACCACTTCTACTAGGAGGAGGTGGACTTCTTGCTGCAGGCACTGCATTAGGATCGAGAGGTGGTGGAGATCAAAGAAGATTAGAATTGACAAGAAGACAAGCAATACCTCAATTACTTTCTAGAAATGATGTTAGAAGATTCAGAGCATCATCATCAAGATTTGATAATATTTTGACTGATTTTGGTTCTCAAAATCAAATGGCATTCAACCCTACTACACCTGTAGTCATGGGAGGAAGAGAGATTGACATGCCTAAAGGGTTTGGTGAACAGGCAAGTGATTTTGGTTCAAAAATCATGAATTTTTTCAGTGGTGATAAAAAAGAGGAAACTGATGAATCTAAAGTTTCTGGAAATGAGGAGGATGATTCGATTTCTTTTGCACCAAATTTTGAAGTTGTTCCTACAGGAGAAGAAATATTTTCAGACACAAATATGACTGAGGGTGGTGAATTGCAACTAAACCTCAAAAGAGGAGAAGATGGAAATACTGTAATTATTGAAGGAGAAAATAAAAAAATAAGCAACAATCAGACAACTCCTCCTTCTTCATCAAATATCTTTGTGAAATCTACATTCAGTGACAATAGCAAAATAAGTTATATTCTTGAGTATGGAGGAGGAGCAGTGATATGATGAATACACAGACTCTGTTGAATAGACCACAAATACTTCAGTCTACTCTAAAACTAACTTCTCTAATTGTAAAAAATAATAGAGAAGAACTTACACAAAAAACTTTACTTCTCAGGAAAAGAGAGAAGGTATCGAAGCAAAGAATAAAGACATTCCAAGCACTAAATCAAACTGCTAAAGAGTCTGATGGAGGTCTTACCACAGGTGGTCTACTTGCCGGAGGTGCTTTGTCACGTTTGGGTATAAGGAAACCTGCAAATAATATAAGACCTTTTAGAAAACCTATCAAACCGGGAAAACTCAGTGGACTAAGCAGATTAGGTGGTCTTCGTAGAATAAGCAAAGGTAGTGTTATTACCAACACACTCTTTGCAGGACTTGATTTTGCTAACAGAAAATCAGCAGGACAAACAAATCTACAAGCAGGACTCGGTGCAGGTGGTGGAGCAGTTGGTGGTATTGCAGGTGCTGCGATAGGACAGGCACTTATACCAGTACCCGTGTTGGGTGCTCTTATAGGAGGGTTTGTGGGATCGACTATAGGATCTGGTCTTGCTGATCGTGCTTCAGGAGTTACTGGTGGTGATTTCAGAAGAAGACAATTAGAACAGGAATCTATTAGACAATTAGGTAGAACAGAATTTACTGATGGTTTAGATCGTTTTGATAGTGCACTAGACAAATTGAGAAAGTATGATGATGATAATAGAGCGTTCATCTTACGTGCCACCGGAAATGATCCTAAAAATAAATTCAGATTTGCTCCACGTCCTACAGGCGGTGGTGCCACTCAAGCAGATATAGATGCAGCATATGCAAGAGGTGTGAGTATGGGTGTTGGTGGTTTGATATTAGGAACTGTCGGCACAGTACTGGTAGTCAAAGGTGGTGCATTTATAGCGAGTGGTGCTGCTGCAGTCAAATTGAAGGCACTTGGAGCACTCATAATAAAGAAGATTGGACTAAAAAATGCATTACCTAGATTATTAGCGTTTCTCAAGAAACAAGAATTATTATTCAGAATGAGTAAATTTGATCCTAGTAAAGCTCCCGGAATCTCAAGAAAAGGTAAATTAATAAGAGAGGGAAATAAATTACTGAAAGAAATTAGAAATGAACCATCTACTAAAAGACCAAACATAACAAAAGAAAACTTAAATAAGTTTTTTGAGGCGATTAGGAATGTAGACAAAAAACCTAGAATCAGATTCAAACCACAGTTCAACAAAATATTTAAGAATAAAAAACTCAGGGATCTTATCAAACAAAAAAGAGAAGATGCAGAAATTCTCAAAAAAGGTGAAGAGTTTGCAGATAGCGTTGATTTACTTGAACAAATTCGTAAGGTTCCTTTTGATGAGTTTGCAGATGATGTATTGAGAAAAACTGAGAGATTGAAGATATTGGACTTCATCAAAAAAATTGATAAGAATATAATAAATCAAGGAAAAAACCTGTCAGATAACACAATTATAAAGGAAGGAGATACCTTTGTTGCAAATAGCATGGGTGGTACAGTCATTGGTGGTGGGACGAGTGAAGATCCTTATGAGGGTACCCTAAATACCATCAAGGCATATGGTTATTTGACGGCATAATGGCAAGTTTTTGTAGATCAGCAGAAATAGAAAAGATTATCGTCAGAGATCCTGATGATACTAAGGATCAGGAAGTGACTCCGCAGGTTGGTCCTATGGCATTTTACGAGGACCAACTTGATGCATCTTTTCATTGTGAAGTCATGATCTTCGACGTTCATGGATGGTTAGAAAGTTTTCCTATAAGAAGTGGGTCAAAGGTCTATCTTCGTATCAAACATCCCACTGTCGATATTGATTTTGAAAAAGAACCGTTGTATATAAGCAATATAAAGACTGCAGGGCAGACTGATAAGAGAGAATTTTTTGTGATGCAACTTGAATCTAAAGCAGCATTCACTAACCATTTGAGAAGATTGTATAAAAAATATAATGCTCCCACAAATGAAGTTGTCAGAGAAATATTAACAAAAGAATTAGAGGTTCCTGATTCCAGAATCATAGATTTAGAAGAACCAAGTAACAGGATAGAATTTTTAGGTGTTTACAAGAGACCCTTACAAACATGTGCAGGATTGGCAGTAAAATCTATACCTAAGAATCATAGCAAAAAACCATTTGGTCAAGGTGGATCCGGAATGTTCTTCTGGGAAACTCTCAAAGGGTTTTTCTTCAAAAGTCCAGATCAATGTTTTGCAGAGGCATTTGAGAAAAAAGAAGAAATTCCTACGTATGAGAAGGTTGCTTCTTTCAATGCCCTTGACCCTAATAATAACTTTCACCTAACATGTGACCCTATATGGCAAAATAACCATAACTTGTTTGAGAAACTTTCGATGGGTCAATATAGTTCTCAGTTTGGACTATTTGAAACATCTACAAGGGAACATATAGTAATAGAAAGAGGTAATGAGGCAAAACATGATTACAATGCTGATAAGGATGGAGATATACTGTCAAACTCAGAATACTTTCAACCAAAAGAATTCAGCACTATGCCATCAAGACACATGATGCTAGTAAAGAATGATCGTTTGTTTGATAATTCTGACGAACAGGACGATGGTAGCAAAACGTCCATGGAACATGTAGAATATGAAGCAAGGAGACAATCACGCTACTCTGCATTATTCTCTCAATCATTAGAGGTAACCGTACCCCTAAATCTAAATCTGCATGCAGGAGCAGTTGTGAATCTCAAGTTTCCTCGAATAAATATAGACAAACCCAGTGGTGGAGATAACAATCCTGCTTCTGGATACTATATGATCAAAACACTGTCTCACAAATTTGGATCTGAAGGTGATTTCACTGGGATGCAATTGGTAAGAGACGCTTACACAAAACTATCATGAAAAGTATAGAAGATCACATAGCACACGACAAAGAGGTCATCGCTGACCCAATCGCAAGTCCTGCTGCTAGAAGGCATGCAAAGGAAGAATTGCATGAATTAGAAGAATACATGGATCATCATAAGGAAGAGATCGCTGCAGGGGATCATCATGACCCTAATGCACTCGAACTATTCTGTGATATGCATCCTGACGAACCAGAGTGCCTAATATACGACGATTAGATGTCAATTGCCGGACCCCTTCCAAATAACATAAACTTTTCTGGTGATGATGGATTTCCATACTTCAGAGGACAAGTAACGACTGATGCTGCATGGCGTGAGCACCATAAAGAGTACGGGTATAGAGTCAAGGTAAGGATATATGGAGTTCACCCTCCATCCAATATCGTACCGGACTCTGAATTGCCATGGGCAACTGTCGGTGTGTCTCCTCAATTTGGTTCTGGTAAAGCGATGTGTGGAACATCATTAATGCTACAGGGTGGTGAGACTGTTATTGGTTTCTTTGAAGACACTGACAAGCAGCAACCAGTCATTTTTATGTGCTACCAATCTGATGTAAAACATCAAAACGTATTAGCATATAATACTGATCCTGATGGTAGCAGTGAGTTCTATGAGGTCGAAGCAAAATCAAACTTGGTGTGGGGAGAAGGTAATCGATCTGTCAATCATAGTGATCCTAAAAAAACCAATGGAGTGCCGGGGATTGGTAAAATTTCTACTGGTTCTATTACAGCACAAAAAATCATTGATAATGAGAACTTTGTAGCAAAAAGGGCACAAGTGTGTAAGGGCGGTGAGGGTTTCATGAATGAACTTTCACGATCACTTGCATCTTTTATAGAAGTAACAGGAAAACTTGAAAAGTTTCAAGACACTTATATAGATCCTGTTATGGATGAGATAAGAGACGTTCAAAAACTCGTAGGTGAAACAGCACAACTTATATCAGGGGCATATGCTCAAGTCATAAGACTCGCAAGAAAATTCTTATTTTCCAAGATATATGAGTTGGCAGAGACACTCATGGGATTCCTACAACTCGATAGTTTATTGAAGGACATCGCTGTCAAGAAAGCGACCGATCAAATATATTGTGTGATAGAAAAAATCATCAAGAGTCTACAAAATGTCATAAAAGATTTCTTGATAGGGTTAATAGGTAAGATCGTACAGGCACCAGTTTGTGCAGCAGAACAGTTCTTGGGTGGTTTGAACAGTAGAATGTTCAATGAAATCGAAACTGCTATCGGAGATGCAATGAGCGAAATTTCTGGTATACTTGGTCCAATCGGTAACTTCATGGGATATATTGAAAAGGCAATGGGTTATGTTGAGATAGGTTTGAAATTTTTATCATGTGAAGATCAAAAATGTGAACCAGAACCATATGACTGGGCACTGAACTTTGGTCCAACAAAACAACAAAAACTTGATTTCAAGAGAACCATTGATATCTCTTCACAACTCAATGTTGCAGGAATCGGAAAGTCAGTTACAGATGGTATAGATAAATTCTTCGGATTAGATGATGACGATTTTGAACAGGCAGATTATGTTGCAAATATACTTGGTCCATGCCCCATCAACAATAAAGTTTGTGGTCCCCCTAAGATAGAAATATTTGGTGGTGGCGGAATAGGAGCAGCAGCAAACGCTGTTGTAAATGAGTTGGGAGAAATAGTGGGTGTTAATATGCAGTCACTTGGTGTGGGTTATACTAACACACCATTCGTTAGTATAATTGATAATTGTGATGGCAGAGGAGCAGAGGGCGAAGCAATAGTAAAAGATGGTCAAGTAGTTAATATTGTAATAAGAAGAGGTGGTGGAGGATATCAAGTTCCAGAAAATATTTCTGATGGTGAGGGTATAGATGTAGTAGGTGAAATTGAAGGTATAGAGGTCATAAGAACTGGTAGAGATTATAAAGTGGGAGACCTCATCACCAGTAGATGTGGAACTCTTGAACCAATCTTAGATGGCACTGGTAGAATCGTTGGTGCGAACGTAATAAATGCTGAAGTTGGATGTAAAGTCATTCCAGATCTATCAATAAATAGCGATACTGGATATGGAGCACTCTTGAGACCTATTATGAGATATAAGAAAGTGGAAGATTATGATTCAACAATACCTGCTGGCAGCACTATGAGAGTTGTTGACTGTGTGAGTTCATACTAATGGCAATAAAAAGAGAATCTCCACCCCTAATCGTAAACACTCCCGAAGATGGATTTCTTCGGGTTGGTTTGAATACTGATGCAGATGTAGAGCGTCCTGATCAGGTTCAATTAGCAGGTGGATGTGGAGCAAGTCTTAGGATTTTTGATGATGGAGGATGGGAACTAAGATCGGTAGATAAACCCAATAAACCAAATAAGAAAGGTTGTAATATAATAGCAACAGGAGAAGGTGGGTTAATCATCAAATCGGAAGGTGATGTTGTTATAGATGCAGCAAAAACCTTCAGAGTTTCTGCTGCTAACATTGTTATGGAGACCACTGCTCAAGACGGAGACTTTACTGTTAATTGTAAAAGAGATATAAAATTAGATGCAGACAATAACTTCAAAGCATTAGGAACAAAGTGTATTGTTACAGCAACGGATACCATGGTAACTCACTCAAAGGGATGGAATCTGATAGTGGGTAATCCGGTATATGTCTATGAAAAGAAATCTAAACTTATACCAACAAGCACAGGAGATCTTGTACAGGGTATTCTTGATCAATTTTTATTAGGAGTGTAATGGAATCACCAGAAGTATCAACGGGTAAACTCTATATCGGTCCAAGTATACCGGTAAAACTTGATCTATCAGCGTTTACACTCAATTCAAAACTTCCTTTCAATGGAACACTAGCATGTGTGGGTCCTGCATTTTTTGGTGCAGTTCCACCAACAGGTTTTGCCAGAGCGATGTGTCAGATGGGTCCGGGAATACCACCATTTGTGTCAGCAGTTCCGGGTCTGACTCTTGAAGTGACAGGTGGAACACACCTGATGGGATATCTGAATGCTTTTGGATTGAACTCAATGATAGGTGTGACTAATAATATTGGTGTTCATAATGGTATAGGACTCAAGAACATGCTTGGGTTTCATAACAGGGTAGGAAAGCAGACAGCAGTTGGTGGAGAAACATCAGCAGAACCGAAGAAGTTCTGTGCAGCACCAACGATGACTCTTACATCTGTAAATGGAACACTCAGAGGTAATTGGAAACATAATGGCACATCTTTATTTCTCCTGCATGCTCACTCAGATAGAAATCTAAAGAAGAATATACAACCTATACTATCACCTCTATCTAAAGTTCTACAACTTCAAGGTGTGACGTTTGAATGGGATCACCCTAAGTTAGCAAAGAATAGACCGGGAACAAATATGGGATTGATTGCTCAAGATACTGAAAAAATAGTTCCAGAAGTCGTTATAAATATGACCATAGATGCTGATGGCGAACAAAAAGAAGTCAAAGGTATCATGTACGAAAACCTTACTGGTCTCTTGATTGAGGCGATCAAGGAACAAAACAAGCGAATTGAACATCTAGAACAATGCATTGCTACACTACAAGCGGAAAAGTCCACACCGACGGAATCATAGAATTACCGGAAGATTGGCGGGGTAATATAGTACCAGAAACAATTGCTGTACAACTGACTGCAATAGGGACAGCTCAGGAGTTGTTTGTAAAAGAAATTCAGTGGGGAGCGAAGGTTATAGTAAGAAACGGTGGAGGTGGTTCTTTGAATGCATATTATACTGTAACTGCAGAAGCATCGGAACCAATAGTGCTGAATGACTACAAGTCAAAAAAGAAAAAGTTGACTGCATAAGCACCTGTGGTATAATAGGGAAGCACCCGACTTTTATTATGATTGATGAATTTGTAGATCTCGTAGAGGTAAATATCGCTGCGAGATCTTTTTCTTTGTTTGGATCTAATGGATCTTCAAAGGTCATAGACAAATTGACAGTGAATCAATTCATGTCAGTTCTTGAAGTTATAAGAGCAGCAGAACATGAAACAGAAATAGTTTATGTATGAGCAAAATAAGATGCCCTGTATGTGGACATATATGTAATGGTAGAATCGAATTCGGTTCTCATATAAGGCGTTGTCAAGCAATATCTGGTGAAAGAAATTTCAAATTCAATCGAAAGAAAAACTCGAAGAAGAAAAAGAAAAGATAATTATTCTCTTATAAACTGAGCAAGATCAGGATTTTGTAATGTCTGCACTATCAAATTTGCACTTGCAACATCATCATCTAATTCTTTCTCTGTTTTACGATATCCATATTGTTGTAATTGATATTCTGACCTTGCTTCCTTGATCTCATTTATTGGTGTTCTAACAGCATCTCGTGCTGCTTGTAGTGATGTGATCTCATTATTTTTTGCAGTAATACTACTAGCATATGATGGACAACTTCCGTCTAAAGCAAAAAATGTTCCAATACTGACAGTTACAATACCAGTAAAAGTAGCGATACCAACATTTGATGTGGTCATTGCAAAATTACTCTCATTGAATGGTTCTTCACCTGTATATGATGAGTCAGTATAATCATAATTATATAACTGAACCACATCTCTTCTTACATCTACAACTGCTGTGGCATCAGACACATAAGTTGAACATCCTACCTGTTCTGCACCTGTATAGAGATTGAATAATTCTGTTTGTGCATCATTCACAGGAGTGTTGAGTGTTAATATACGATCATCTAATCCTTGTGTGATTGGATCGAATCTGTTTATAACCTCTTTTAGGTTTTCTATTTTAGCAAGAATATTTTCTTCTGAATCTTTTATTTCAAAACCTTCTTGAGTTTTTTGTACTTCTGTCTTATCTTTCGCTGCTTTCTTTGCCTTCTCTTGAAAGGTCACTATTAGTTTTTCGGTTTCAGGACCAGATGCCATAGTATAAATAGGTTGAAGGAGATAGTGTCAGTATTTATAGGTATGCCGTTAAGCAGACTCGAAAATTTTCTCAAGAATGTCACAGGAAACGTAATTTACGTCAATCCTGAAGAACTTGATGCAACAGATGATATTAGTAATAGGGGAAGTAGTCGAGCAAGACCTTTCAAAACTATTCAACGTGCATTAATAGAGGCAGCGAGATTTTCATATCAGGTAGGTGGAAATAACGATAAGTTTGATAAAACAACAGTTTTATTATCACCGGGTGTTCATTTCATTGATAACAGACCCGGACTGCAAATCAACACATCAGGTTCACTTACTGATGTAAATGGAACTGCAGCAACAATAGATCAGTTATCCATTGGATCTAATTTTGATATTCAAGATCCAAATAATGTATTATACAAATTCAATAGTGCTAGTGGTGGTGTTATAATACCTCGTGGTACATCAATAGTTGGACAAGATCTAAGAAAGACAAAGATAAGACCAAAGTTTGTTCCACAACCTGATAACGGTAATATTGATACAGCAGCAATATTCAAAGTTACAGGTGCATGTTTCTTCTATGGATTCAGTTTCTTTGATGCTGATCCAAATGATAGAATCTTTAGAGATTATACATCAAATGTATATGCTCCAAACTATTCTCATCATAAGTTAACATGTTTTGAGTATGCTGATGGCGTGAATACGATTGCGGGTAAGGGTAATACCGACCTTGACATGTACTATTATAAGTTGACACTTGCTTATGGTACTAACAGTGGTCGTGCTATACCAGTATATCCTACAAATACAGATTTTGAGAAGTCAATTGATGAAACTCGTATTGTAGGTGCTATATCACAGGTAGGAACTATTTCTATCAATGACATTTATTCTGGTGCAAACCCAACAGATTCAACAGCAACACCTATCGTTACTGTTGTCACAGCAACTAATCATAATTTTGAAGTAGGTACACCAATACTAATCAATGGTGTTGGCGACTCAAACTATGATGGAAGTTATATTGTATCTCAGGTTCTTAGTGATACTTCATTCACTTATGCTGTACCAACAACACCTGCAAGCACAGCGACACCAAACTTGTCTGGGCTGAATGCAGTTGTAAAGATTGAGAGTGATACTGTTTCATCTGCATCACCATATATCTTCAATGTTTCGATCAGATCTGTCTTCGGTATATGTGGACTAAACGCTGATGGTAGTAAAGCAACTGGATTCAAGTCCATGGTTGTGGCACAGTTCACTGGTATTGCACTCAACAAAGATGATAATGCATATGTCAAATACAATACTACAACAGGTGTATGGCAAGATCAGGCAGCGTTAGGATCTACAGTAAGTTTACACACAGATAGTCTTGCTAAACATAAACCATCTTACCAAAACTATCATGTAAGGGTAAGTAATAACGGTATAATTCAGGCAGTATCAGTATTCGCTATAGGATATGCACAGCATTTCCTTGCTACTACTGGTGGTGATATGTCAATCACCAACTCTAACTCTAACTTTGGTGCTAAGTCACTAGAAGCAGATAAGTTTAGATTTGAATCATTCCTGAAAGATGATAAAGGATTCATAAGAGAGATAAATCCTCCACAGCATAATTTTGCAAAAGAAACTTCAGTAGGATTTCTACCATTAGATGTAGAGGCAACTGTAGGTGTATCAACAGATGTCAAAGTTTACATCAATGACTTCAAGAATAAGGATAATAAACCAAACGTTATACTCAACGGATTCCATCTTGGTGCTAAGATAGGAGATCAACTCAACGTAAGTATTGGTAACACAGTATTTGGAGCAGACATCGTTATGCCTGTTCCTCAGACTGACCCTGATGAAAGAGTATCTGGTCAGAAAGAAATATTTGTTGGTAGAGTATCAGGTATCAATAGTATAACTGGAAATACCTTTACATTACAGTCTGATCATAAGTTTATCAATGGTGAAACTGTTAGAGTTTATTCTGAGAATGGATCATTACCTGATGGTTTAGATTATAATAGAGTTTATAATGTTATAACTACATCACTCAATGCAGATCAGGTACAGTTAGCATCAACCCTGAATAATGCCGTTGCTGGTAATGAGATCACAGGCATCAATAATTCAGGTGGACTTCTTCGTATAGTATCAAAAGTATCTGATAAAGAAGCAGGAGATGTGGGACATCCCGTGCAGTTTGATTCTTCAGGTTGGCATATAAACGTTGGAGTGGGTAATACCTTATCTGCTGCTATAACAGGAAGTCAGAGTTCTATTACACCAAAGACTAGAACTTCATTCATCAAGAGAACACTGGATAGGCGTGAAGAGTCAGAGAAGAATTATGGAGTCAAGTATGTCATACCTCAAGATTCTAATCTAGCAGCAGCACCTATTGCAGGGTTCAGTATTGCTGAGACATCAACAGTTCCAGATGATACAAACTATCAGAACGACAACAATGTTCTTACATCAGCATCTAATCTAAGACAACCAAACAATATTATCAATGCTTCATGGGCAAGTAATGTTGGTATCATAACTGCAGAGCAACCTCATGGATTGAAAGTAGGTCATATCGTACAGATTTACAGACTAAGAAGTTCAGGAAATACATCAGGAACTGATAATAGTGGTTTCAATGGGATCTTTGAAGTATCTGCAGTGCCTAGCGATACAACATTCAGAGTAGGGTTGAACACAAATCCCGGTGGAATTTCTACAATTACAAATGATATCCCATACACATTCCATGACAGAAGTATAGTTGGTTCAGGTAGAACATTCAGTCCTTACTTCGTAAAACGTGATTTCAATACAAGTTATCAGATACAGGGTACGACTGAGATACAGGAGTATAAGCAGGGAGTACAAGATGGTGAATATGATCTAACATTACGTGGATATATTTCACAACCAGAAGTTTCTCCATTCTCTACAACTACAAATTACTTTGGACAGGACATTACTGACATCGTTCCATCTGAGGATGTAGATAATAGAAACTATGATCCAAAGGCAGCAGTCAGTTATGCTGTAAGAGACGAGATTGGTAAGGTAGAAACTAACGATCCTGAAAGAAGTATTACTAAGGAAGGTCTAAATTCATTCCTAAGAGAGACAGGTGTTGTAAAGAGTATTGATACTACATCAACCAGTTCAGGAACACTTACTATAAACACTGTAGTGGATCATGGATTCAATGGTGTTGTGGGAATACAGAGTATCACAGGTGGTGCTCAGTATGGTACTAACAGTGGTAATGCTGAGTTCTACTTCAATGTAAGACTTGAAGGTGGTACAGGTGAAGGAGCAACTGCTGATGTCACTGTATCTGCTGCAAGCACAATAAGTGGTATTACATTATCAAATCCCGGTTCTGGTTATAGTGTAAACGATACTCTTACAGTAAGAGGAGTTCCTTTCCATACACCCGGAACAGATTGTACAGTTGGAGTTTCAGGCATCGACAATAAAGTTGGTGATGTAGTTGAAATAGTAGGAGTTTCAAGCGAATCATATGACGGATTATACAGAATCAAGGAAGTTACAGACAAAAATAGTTTCACAGTCAACGGAAGTGCTGATGGTGCAGGAACCGGAGGACATGTTTACCACGTTGGTATTTCTACTGGGGTTGTTGACATCACCCATGATGCGATAAGTGGTATCGCTACAGTACAACTTAGTGGTGACATTGGACTTAGAAGAGGTGATCAAATCGTTATTGCTGGTGCTACTAACTTTGCATCAATCTATAATGGAACGTTCTTTATATCAGATAGAGTAGGTTATGGTACTTCTTTAGCAGTCAATATTGGTATAACTTCAAATGCTCCTGCTTTCACAGGCGTAGCGACAGCCCATGGGACAGGTATTTCAGTAAGAGGACATGGTAGAGGTATACCGTTATACGGTGGTCATACTACCAAACTCAATAATGATATTACTTCTACATCCACAGGTGTAACTCTTGCTAACAAGGGTAACTTGAGAAGAGGAGACTTCTTGATTATAGAGGATGAGATCGTGATGGTTTCAAACTCTGCAGTTACAACTGTAATCAGAGGTGTGCTTGGCACAAATGCAGTAGCACATACTAAGGAAGTATCAGTAAGAAAGATCAAACCAATTCCTACTGAGAACAGAAGATATTCTGTATTGAGAGCGTCAGGACATACATTTGAGTATGTCGGATTCGGACCCGGAAACTACTCAACCTCAATGCCACAGGTACAGGATAGAGTAAGATCTGAGGAAGAGGAATTGATCGCTCAATCATTACAAACCAGAGGTGGATTCGTAGTCTACACTGGTATGAATGATCAGGGAGATTTCTATATCGGTAATGTCAAGATTGACTCAGCAACAAATTCACTCAAGTTTGTTGGTGGTATCGGTGGAAGAGGTGGTGGTGCTGTAGGAGACACAGTTCTACCTGCTAATGCTACATTTGATGATTTAGTTGCAGACTCTTCATTCCAGTCTAACGGAGAAACAGAAGTTATTGATATACTTCTCAAAGGTAATCGTTCTGGCGACATAGGACAGAGTGTTTATGTTGGTATACAGGCAGGTAATACCACTCCAACAAGCAATGTTGATAACATTCTAATCAAGACATCACCTGACGCTGGTGGATATATTGGTTGGGTCAAGACTGGTAGTAGTTGGAAACGTTTTGGACCAATTTCAAAAGATGGAGGAGTTGATGCATATTCCTTTGATACTCTTGAAGTTACAGGTCTATCAACATTCACAGGTGGACAAAAAGTAACTGGAAACGTTGATGTTACAGGTAATGTAACTGCAAGCGGAACAGTCACAGCAGAGCAACTTACATCTACAGATGATGCAAGCATTGCTGATGATCTAACAGTCGGAGGCACAGCGACAGCAGATACATTTGTTGGTAATGGTGTTATACCGATTGGCGGTATTATCATGTGGTCAGGCACTAATGCTAGTATACCAAGCAATTGGGTATTATGTGATAACTCAGCAGCAGCACAAGCAGCAGGGGCACCAAACCTTGTTGACAGATTTGTCGTTGGTCGTGGTTCTTCATATGCAGCAGATGCCACAGGTGGTAGTGCAAATGCTACATTAGTGTCTCACAGTCATACCACTAACTCTACTATCGAGGAGGGTAGCAGCACTGCTAAAACTCTAACTGGTGCTGTTACGAAAATATCAGAAACTTATGACGTTAGTGGAACTGCAAGTGGAGTGTTCACAAAAACCAGTGACGGAAACTCAAACGTCACAGCAAGTGCATCTACAAGTCCTGTAGCTGGATTTACCTTTGATGGCACTCATCGTCATGGCACAGACACTCAAGGTTCATCAGCGACTAACGCTAACTTACCTCCATATTATGCAATCGCTTATATCATGCGAGTTAGTTGATAAATACACATACGGAGAGCACTGCAGTAAATGGCATCAGTAAATAAGAAGTTTGGTATCGAGAAGGGTCTGGAGGTAGGAACAGACGCTTTAGTTGTTGATGCCGATAATAATCGAACCGGTGTTGGTAAAACGAATGCACAATACGGTCTTGATGTAGCAACAACCGCCAACTTTGATGGCATCGTTGCTGCCGGACAGGTTGGTGTAGGTAGCACACAACCTGCATATGACGTAGACATCAGAACAGACATGCGTCTGACTGGTAGATTACGTGCTCAAGATTCAAGTGCCGGTACGAATGGTCAGGCACTCATATCAGTTGGAACGGGTGTATCGTGGTCTGATCTATCTGAGATTCAAACAAACGCTGCAGATAAAGTAAACTCAGTACAATATAAGAAAGCAAACCTAAAATTTGGTGGTGCTGATAATTTTGTTTATGACCCAACAAATCAACGAGTTGGTATTGGTAGCACACAACCAGAATACTTATTACAAGTTCAGAGACAAGGACAGAATGGTTATGTTCAGATAGGTGGAACATTCTTAGATTCTAACGGACAAACCGCAGGAATCGGATCAGTTCTTGGTGGTACTGACGGAGATCTAACATGGGTAGGTGCCGGTGCTAGTACACTGAACGTAATATATGTTGCAGAGGATGGACTGGATACGAATGATGGAAGAAGACCAAGCACAGCAAAGAGAACAGTCAAGGCAGCAGCAGCGATAGCAGTAAATGGAGACGTTATAAGAGTAGCAGGCGGTGTATATCAAGAACAAAACCCTATATCATTACCACAAAACGTATCAGTTGATGGAGATGATCTAAGAAATACTAAAATTATACCTTCAAACACTGGAGCAGACCTATTCCATGTTGATAACGGATGTTTGATACAAAACTGTTCATTCGTTGGAGCAGCAAATACTGGTGCTATGGTAGCATACCATCCACCAAGAGAAGTTCTCAATCAATTCGTTTCAGCAACTTCAGGAGCAGTGCATGTTAGCAGTTGGAATGGTGCAACTCTTAATGTAACTGGATTTGATTATAGTAGTAAGAGTGGTGTTGCTACTGTCACAGTGGGAGCAAATCATGGATTGACTGCTGGAGTGACACAGGTTGGTTTCAAAACTGATTCTATATCAATAAAATGTTCAACAGATAATTTCAATAGTGCCAAAGCATATCCTCGTGCAGGGGTTGACGTTTATGATGGTACTCTTATTGCTATAGCATCAACAACCTCCACAACATTCACATCAAACATCGGTGTAGCAGGAATCGGATCGGAGTACGTTGGTTTCATTACCCAGTCTCCATATGTAAGAAACTGCACAAACTTCGTACCTGATTCACTAGGTATGAAAGTGGATGGAAATCTTGCAAGAGGTCTGAAGTCAATGGTTGTTGACTCATACACTCAGTATAATGAGAATGGTATCGGTGTTTCTATAACAAACAACGGTTATGCTCAGTTAGTTTCTATCTTTACAATATGCACAGATATCGGAATCTATTGTGGTTCAGGTGGTCAGTGTGATCTCACCAACTCCAATAGTTCATTCGGTAATAAAGGTTTAGTAGCACAGGGTATTGGTACTGTAGGGTATAGTGCTCAACTTGCTGTAAATGCAGTAGCAGAGGACAATACATTTACATTGTCTGGACTAGGGACATTCAGACCATATTCAGGACAGGTTCTATATGTTGGAGAGTTATTCCAAGATGTAAAATCAGTTACAGTAACCAATGCGGGATCTGGTTATACGAGTGCACAACCTCCCGTTGTTACAATATCCAATCCTTCAGGACCCGGTGGAATTGCTGCTGACGGAGTTGCAGTAATTTCTGGATTTGGATCTGTGACTGGAGTGAACCTAATTGCAAACGGTAGGCAGTACAGATCTAGTGATTCTGTCAGTGTAACGATTGCACCTCCAACTTCAGGTGTAACAGCAACAGCGAGTGCTACGTTGGCACCTGCTTATTACACTATAAATAGTGCAACGACCCCTTCTGGAGGAATATCCACTGTCACGGTGGATCAGACCATTCCAGCAGCGATAGGTATTGGATCAACAGTTCCGATTGCTAGACAATCACTTATACTAGCATCATCACACTCTTTCGAGTATATCGGAACAGGAGTTACTATTGCACAAGCAAGACCGTCACAGGGCGGAGTAACAATTCCTGAGAACCAAGTCATATCATTGGACGGTGGTAAAGTCGTTCATACATCCACTGATGAAAGAGGAAACTTCCTAATCGGTGATGACTTTATTATAAATCAACAAACCGGAACGATTGCCGGTGATTCTTTCAATAAGAGTATCCAAGCAACCCTAACACCACTCATCATAGCACTCGGAGGACAATAAAAAAATGGCAGCGATTCCATTAAATAAATTTCGTACGATCACTCATACTCTTACTACATCATCGGTTGGTATCTACACATGCCCTCCGGGTGTAGCATCATTGATTGTATACGGTAATGTAGCGAACGTAGGTTCGGGAACATCAGTGGTATCATTTAGTGCTTTTCATAGCAGAAGTTCAGTTGATACACCAATCATTGAGAAGGGTCAAATCCCTAACCAAGACTCAATGAGTTTCATTGAAGGTAGATTAGTTCTTGAGACTGGAGATATTCTCAAAGTCAAGAGTGAAGACAGAGATGGCACACAAAAAATCATCATAAGCATATTAGAGAACGCTAAGTAAATGGCAAAACTACTATCTGGTAAGGTCGGTGTTCAGACTTATGCCGGTCTATCTACATCCCGAAATCAAATAGTTGGAGGACAACCGACATTTATTGGTTTATCCGAAGCGGAACCCAATTTGGGTTTATCACCACAGAACGATTACGTTTTGTATGGGGATGCGAATGGAACTCGTCGTTGGGGGGAACCACAAGGATCTCCTTCTGGAACAGTCAGTGGTATAACAGTAAGAGACGAAGGATTGAATCCAGTCGGATTGGCGGGTTCAATAACAATAATTGATATAGTTGGCGATGGTATAGTAGCAATACAAACTTCTATCACACAAGGTGGTGTTCAGGTAGGTTTAGCAACACTTTCAGTGGACAGAGGAGATTTAGACGGTCAGAGTGGATCAGGATTTACAGAAGTTACAGGTATATCAACAATCAGGGTAGGAGCAGGACTCACAATTTTTGCACCTGCTGGAACCACAGGTATTGCATCTATTGGTAATATAACTGATGCAAACATAGACATATACGATGATAGGTCATATCTTTCAATACCAAACGTAGCACAACTTCAGGCAGGTGTAGGATTATCAGTTACCGCCCCTGCTGTAAATAGGGCAAAGTTTGATGTTACTGGTAACTTACCAGCACTGAAGATCAGTGGTATAACAACTCTAACACAAGTTGGTGCAACAGATCTCAACGCTTCCGGAATTGTCACCGCCACAACATTTGATGGTAACGTAACTGGTAATCTCACAGGTAATGTCACAGGTAATGTAACTGGAAACGTTGGTGGTAATGTTACTGGTAATGTGACCGGAGATGTATATGCTGGTCTGGTGACAGCAACGAGAGGGATCACAGGTAATATTAACTCAGCAGGTGTCAGTACTATAACTCAGTTACTTGTTAGTACCATAAACAGTACAGGTTTTGGAACTGCCCTTGGATTTATAGCAAGCGGTAACTCATTTATGGGTAACCTGAACTCAGGTGGTATATCAACAACAAAATATTTACAGAATACTAATATAAACTCTACTGGTATTATAACAGCAACTACATTTGATGGTAATGTAACTGGAAACGTAACCGGAAACATCACCGGTAACACAAATGGAACTCATACGGGTGCTGTTACTGGAAACGTAACTGGTAATCTGACTGGTAATGTAACTGGTAATGTAACTGGAAACTTGACAGGCGATTTCTTAGCAGGACTGTCAACAGTCACTAATGAATTGCATATCAAGAGTGATGATGGAACTCCGGGTCGTATCAATTACTATTGTGAATCGGGTAACTCACATTATGTTCAGATAAAATCTCCTCCTCATTCAGAATACTCAGGTAACGTCACTGGTATCTTACCTAAAAAATCTGGTGATATTCTAGTTGGTGATACTGCAGGTGCAATAGACCAGAATATTCATACGAGTGGTATTATAACTGCAACATCATTTAGTGGTAGTGGTGCAAACTTATCGGATGTCGTAGCATCAAGTGTATTAGTTACAGCAACCAACACTACAGACGCTACTCATTACGTTGCATTCTCTGACTCAGTATCTGGTCAAGAGACAATGAGATCTGATATTGCTTTGACATTCAATCCTAGCACAGATACATTATCATGTACCACATTCAATGGTAACTTATCAGGTAATGCAACAGGAATCAGTGGTAGTCCTGACATAACAGTAAATGACATCACTTGTCATAATATTCTGCCTGCAGCACATAACACCTACAGTTTGGGTTCAAATGCTGTAAGATTTGCACAGATATACGCTGCTGACATGCACTTCAGTAACAAGAATGCCACTCCTAATAGTGTGGATGGTACTACTGGAGACTGGACATTACAAGAAGGGGAGAATGATATCTTTATGATAAACAATACCACAGGCAAGAAGTACAAGATAAATCTTACTGAAGTCTAAATACTAGGGTAGTATACTAACATAACTCACTTATGTCTAGAGCAAGAGAACTTGCGAAGGCGGGTGGCGTACAACAACGTATAGCTGGTTTCAGTAGTCACGTTGGAATGTCTACATTCCTAGCGGAAGTTCACATGGAGGATAACCTCACAGTGGACGGAAACATAGGTGTAGGCGGTAATCTTACGGTTACTGGTACGACAACCTTCAATGGTGGAACACTTAATCTTGGTAATGCTGCTACAGATAACGTAGTATTTGGTGGAGAGGTAGATAGTAATATCATACCCGACGATGATAATTCATTTGACTTAGGTTCTTCAACAAAAGAGTGGAAAGACTTATTCATAGATGGCACTGCACATGTTGACACATTAGATGTTGATGAGAATGCAGCAGTGGCAGGCACTTTGACTGTCACAGGCACAGCAACATTCAACACTGCACTTGCAAATAGTAATTTAGCAAACAGCACTGTATCTTATGGTGGTATTAGTCTAGCACTAGGTGCATCAGACGCAACACCGGCATTTGATCTTACTGACGCCACAAACTATCCTACAAGTAGTTTGACTGGTACGATAACAAATGCTCAGTTAGCAGGTTCTATTGCTAATGGTAAGTTAGCAAACAGTACAGTATCATATGGTGGTGTATCACTATCACTTGGTGGTTCAGATGGAACTCCAGCGTTTGATTTGAGTGATGCAACAAACTATCCAACAAGTAGTTTAAGTGGTACCATAACCAACGCTCAACTTGCAGGATCTATTGCTGATAGTAAGTTATCAACAATCTCAACTGCTAATAAGATTTCATTATCAGCATTGGACATTGATGGTGGCACAGATATTGGTGCTTCTCTTGCAGATGCAGACTTATTCATTGTTGACGATGGTGCTGGTGGAACTAATAGGAAAATTACAGCAGCAGATGTCAAGACATATATGGGTGCTGCAGGTGGAGCATTCTCAGTATCAAACCTTGATATTGATGGAGCGACAGATATAGGTGCTGATATTGTTAATACTGACGAGATAATCATTGACGATGGTGGTAATGGAACCAATAGACGTTCTGACATGTCTAGAGTCAAGAAGTATATTTGGTCTTCTGCATCTGGTGATGCTACTGCTAGTGATAGTGGTGTAATAACACTCGCCACAATAGCAAACGCTAAGTTACAAAACAGCACCGTATCATACGGTGGTGTGTCGTTATCACTTGGTGGAACTGATGCTACTCCCGCATTTGATCTTTCAGATGCTACTGACTATCCTACAAGTAGTCTAGTGGGTACGATAACCAATGCTCAACTTGCAGGATCTATTGCTAACGCTAAGTTAACAAACAGCACTGTATCATTAGGTGGCGTATCTATTGCTTTAGGAGGCACAGATGCAACTCCGGCATTTGATCTTTCAGATGCTACTGACTATCCTACAAGTAGTCTAGTGGGTACGATAACCAATGCTCAACTTGCAGGATCGATTGCTAATGCAAAATTAACAAACTCTTCTGTATCACTTGGTGGCGTATCTATTGCTTTAGGAGGCACAGATGCAACTCCAGCGTTTGATCTTTCTGATGCTACGAATTATCCAACAAGTAGTCTAAGTGGTACCATAACTAACGCACAGTTAGCAGGTTCTATTGCTAATGGTAAGTTGTCAAACAGTTCAGTATCATATGGTGGTGTATCACTATCATTAGGTGGAACTGATGCAACTCCGGCGTTCAACCTAGCAGATGCAACAGGACTACCAATAAGTTCGGGTGTATCAGGATTAGCATCAAACGTTGCCACATTCTTAGGCACTCCAAGTTCTGCTAACCTAAGATCAGTACTAACTGACGAGACAGGTTCAGGTGCTGCGGTATTCGCTGCTTCTCCAACTCTAACTGGTACAGTTGTTGCTGCAAACTTAGACATATCTGGACAGGTAGATATTGATGGTCACACTGACTTAGATAACGTTAGTGTTGCCGGTGTTTCAACATTCGCTTCGGGTGTTACTATAACAGGTGCTCTTGATGCTAACGGTGGAGCAAGTATTGATAACATTCAAATTGGTGTCACCAATAACAATGAATTAGATACTTCTTCAGGAAACTTAGTAATCGACTCGGCAGGCGGTACAACAACAATTGATGACAACTTGACAGTCTCAGGTAACTTGACAGTCAATGGTACAACAACTACCATTAACTCTACCACAGTTGCTATAGATGACAAAAACTTTCAAGTTGCAACAGGTGCTGCTGATGACGCTGCTGCAGATGGTGCCGGTCTAACAGTTGACTCAGGCGATGGAGACAAGACGTTCAACTTTGAAGCAACAGGCGATAACTGGGGTGCTTCCGAGAACTTGAACCTTGCAAGTGGAAAGGTATATAAGATAAACAATAGTTCAATATTGAGTGCTACTACACTCGGTTCAAGTGTTACTGGATCTTCACTAACAAGTGTTGGTACAATCTCGACCGGTGTATGGAACGGTACTGCAATCGGAAATGCCTACCTAGCGAACTCAACTATGAGTGTCGGTGGTGTTACTCTAACACTAGGTGGAACTGATGCAACTCCGGCGTTCAATCTAACTGATGCTACTAACTATCCTACAAGTAGTTTGAGTGGTACTATAACCAACGCTCAGTTAGCAGGGTCAATAGCAAACGGTAAGTTAGCAAACTCTTCTGTATCATTCGGTGGTGTATCGTTATCACTAGGTGGTTCAGACGGAACTCCAGCGTTTGATCTTTCTGATGCTACGAATTATCCTACTTCAAGTTTGAGTGGTACTATAACCAATGCTCAACTTGCAGGTTCTATCGCAGCAAGTAAGTTAGCAGGTTCAATTGGAGATAGCAAACTATCAACAATCTCGACTGCCAATAAGGTTTCAATCAGTGCATTGAACATTGATGGTGGTACAGATATTGGTGCTGCACTAGCAAACGGAGACGAAATCATCGTTGACGATGGTGGTGGTGGAACCAATAGACGTTGCGATATGAGTAGAGTCAAGACATACATCTATGGTGCAATGTCTGGAGACGCTACTGCTTCATCAGGTGGTGCAGTAACACTTGCAAACTCAGGTGTTAGTGCCGGAAGTTACGGTTCTGCAACTGCAATTCCTGCAATCACAGTTGATGCTAAAGGACGTATTACAGCGTTATCAACAAACACTGTAAACACAACCACAAACTTAGGAAGTTCAACAGCAACTGACGAAATCACTATCACAAGTAGTACTGGAAACAACGTCACAATTGGCGAGGCAACTGGTTCTATTGCAGGTTTGATGTCAGTAGCACATCATGACAAATTGGACGGAATAGAGAGTGGGGCGACTGCCGATCAGACAGCAGCAGAAATTCGTGCTTTAGTTGAGAGTGCCAGTGACAGTAATGTGTTTACTGATGCAGACCACTCAAAACTCAATGGTATAGCTGCCGGTGCAACTAACGTTACCAATAACAACCAGTTGACAAACGGTGCCGGTTATGTAACTGCTAATACTCAACTATCTAATGAACAAGTCCAAGACATTGTTGGTGGTATGGTTTCTAGCAATACCGAATCTGGTATTACGGTAACATATCAAGATAGTGATGGTACATTAGACTTCTCTGTAGCGTCACAGACAGATCAGAATTTCACAACTACCCTAAAGAATAAACTTGATGGCATTGCTTCAGGTGCAACTAACGTTACTAATAACAACCAGTTGACAAACGGAGCAGGTTACATAACTTCTCAGAGATCTGTTGAGTCAGTGCAAGATATCGTGGGTGCTATGGTAAGTAGCAACTCTGAATCTGGTATTACAGTAACATATCAAGATAGTGATGGTACTTTAGATTTCTCTGTTTCATCACAGACAGACAATAACTTCACTGATGCTGATCACAGTAAACTGGACGGAATAGAGAGTGGGGCTACCGCAGATCAGACAGCATCAGAAATCTTGACACTTCTCAAGACAGTTGATGGTGCCGGTTCTGGTCTAGATGCTGACAAACTTGATGGTATATCTTCTGGTAATTTCCTTAGATCAAATACATCTGACACATTCACAGGTACACTAACAGTTTCAGGTAATATCTTACCTAACGCTAACGGTACTCGTGATTTGGGAGCAAACGGTACAAGATGGGCAAACGTCTACAGTTCTGACTTAGACTTATCAAACCAAGCGAAGGGTGGAAACTCGGTCGATGGAACTTGGGGATCTTACCTCATTGAAGAGGGAGAAGATCATTTATTCCTAACTAATAGACGTAGCGGTAAGAAATTCCGTTTCGTACTAGAGGAAGTATAAATACCAACAGGAGATAACAACAAATGGCTTTATACGGTGACGGTTCAAACGTCAATAAGACAACGGATGCCACAGCAAGTACTACGTTTGGTTCAGCGAATGCTATTCCTCGAATTACTGTAGATGCCAACCAGAGAATTAGTGCAATAAATACAGCGTCAATTACAGTCGATGCTTCTATAAACGCTAACGCTTCGGTTGGAGACGTAGGTACCTACGCTTTCTTACAACAGGCAAACACAAACTCAGCAGTGAACGCAGGTGAAACTGCAGCAGGGTCAACACTTCGTTACTCTGATGCTACAGGTAGAATGAACGGTACACCTTCGGGAAACTGGAGATGTATGGGTTACGACTCAGGTGCAGCGAGAACAAATTCCTCAAACACAGGTTCTGCTTCTGCTTCTGGTTCGGGTAACATATCTGGTTCATTACAAGGTGGCGAAGTTCAAGGTAACGCTTCATTACAAGGTGCTGAAGTTCAAGGAAACGCTTCGTTGCAAGGTGGTAATGTTCAGGGTAACACAAATACTAACGGTAATTTGGGTGTTCAAGGTGTTGATGTTAACAACACTAAAGGTAATTTGAGTGTATCTACTAACCACTTAGGAGTTGGTGGTAACGTAGGTACAAGTGGACTAAACGTTGGTGGTAACGCAGGTACTTCTGGACTCAACGTTGCAGGTAACGTTACAGGTACAGCGACTATTAACGTATCAGTGAACTCAGTAAGTACAAACACAACGGTTGCATACAGTTCAACCTTGTGGTTACGTTATTCATAAGGAGGTTTCAAATGGCGTACACAATTACAGCAGCGAGAAACCCTCAGTGGGTAGACTCAGATCACAATATGATTGACCTAGAGGTCAACTTTGCAGAACTTGAAGAAGAGTGGTTACCTTACACATCTAGTCCAACTGATGTATGTGAGCACTCAAGAACACTTTACACTCGTGCAGCAGCAGGCGAGTTTGGTGAAGTTGCAGCAGAGAGGGTTTTGACAGAGGATGATTTTTGGACACCAGTTACACAGGTTGTTACAGAGGTTTCAACTGAAGCGTTAGTGCAGGTTCTTCTTGAAAAAGGACTTATAGATGATGATGACGTAGATTCAATTCTTGTCGATCGTGAAAAAGCACTTGGATTCACTCGTCCTACAAAAGACGGTAGTAACCCAAATTGGCATTCACCCACGGTCGGATAACAACCGTTTTGGTAATACAAAGCGACAAGTGGCAACACTCATTTCAGAGGTATTTCGGATTACATCCGGATACCTCTTTTCGTTTTGGGGTGATTCCCGGATTTTGTCGTGAGAGTGTAGGTCGAAGAGATTGGGTTTATACCAGCACTAAAGTTTATAACACACAGCAGTTATATTGTTGGAGTGACTTTCATCATAAGAGGTTATGTAAAGAGGGTCACTTTATAACATCATACTATGGGACAGCACCATTTCTTTGGGATCTGGATCACCAGCAGGAAGAAGACGGCGGGACACTATTTTTTCTCCCAAATGATGATCTTTCTACCATAAGGGATGCTGATTATAAGATAGTACAAGATGCAATAGATTCTGCACCAGAACCAATCACTTTCCTGCTGCCATGGCGGAAGGAGCAGGTATGGAAACACTGGGAAGATTTGTCTATTCCGGGTCATGCTGAGATAATATCACTATCTGATCGTGTAAACAGACAACTTATATTAACAAAACTATTCCAACAGAAAGAATATATTTACTTGGCGTATCCGGGAACGGATCTGTACTATGCCTCGTTCTTAGATAAAAAAATTATGATTTATGATAGTATAAAGAACTATCGTTCTAAGACTGATGAAGAGTTAGCAGCACAAGGAATGAAAAGAGAACAAATTTTATCTCACCTGATCTGGGGATATGATTATCTGAATGATGTACAGAAAGAATATTTTCATTGGACAGAGAACTGGAATGATATTGATTTACAGGATAGACAATTTCTTACTCAAAAAATTCTAGGGTTAGATGCTCTAAAGTCTCCTGCTGATCTTTTTCGTGATATGAAAGAAAATAACTTATTATATAATGAGAAATTCGTGGAAAATGAAAAATATAACATCACATATGAGTGGTTGAAGTCAAAAGTCAAAAAAATAACACCTACAGACGAAGGATTGGAGAAATATGCAAAAATGTAACATGCTGATACACTTTTGCTCCCTCCAGAATCGCCTGTAAGGTGCCTGTTTTTATGTCTAGGTATGATAGTAACCCCCCAAAATGGGTCAGGTTACGTTCCAATCAATTTTTGTACGGATTTGTTCGTTATACTTCCATATCTCCTTGAACATCTTACTATTCAGTCCTACTTCGTCAAACTGAGCGATCAAAGCATTGAGATCTTTGGGGAAACATGTTCCTCCAAATCCTCTATCGTTATCTACACCCGGAACTTCACTATGTGATTCTCCTATTCGTGGGTCTGCAACCACACCTCGTCTTACATGGTCATAATCCATTTCGTGTTTCATACAGAAGTCATACATCTTATTGAAGTATGCAACCTTGTATGCTAGAAAGACATTAGAAAAATATTTCACTGCTTCACTTTCATTACTTGTCATATAATATGTCTCAGTATTACTAAAATAATAACTATAGAACATTCCTAACTTACTACTATAATGTTGCCTTGCTCCTATAATTGCTCTTGGTGCATGACGAAAATCCTTCACAGCATTTCTTGCTGTCAGAAACTCAGGATTATGACACACAGTATGACCTAACTCAGCATATTTCTCAGTAGTACCAACTGGAACTGTTGACTTGATGACATACAGAGGGTCATCATAGGCATCATTATCCAGTGCTTCAAGCGATTGGTGTGGGTCTAACTTACTAAAAAATTCGTCTAAGTAAGATAAGTCACACGTTCCGTCCATTCTCATGGGAGTGGGCAAACATACGAACACAATACTTTGCTTCGTTGTTTCTTCAAAAGTATTCAATGATCTCAATGGGTCAACATCATATACCTTTGTTTCTACTTTATCTCTTACATTCTGATATATTGCATTTCCTACAAATCCATTACCTACGATACCAACAGTCAATCTATCTGAATACATATTCTATTTGTAAAGTACATTATATTATATCACATCTATTTGATGTTGTCAAGGAAGTAATCAAAATCACTGCAACCTCTATCGTCCACATAGATAGATGCTCTTGGTTTACCAAAGAACAACTTAGTGTATTTCACACCCCATGACTTGAGTTGTTCTTCTGTTCGTGATCTCATGTACTTGTCTGCTTCTGCTTGTTGAGCAATGATGTCATCAGGGTGCATGTCACTGCTCACAATAAATCCCCTTGCTGTCTGTAGATATATGATAGCACCTTGATCGAATAGTGCATTGACTTTTTCTATTCTATCATAACGTGGTATAGCATCAAAGGGAGTGCCTTCGTGAACTTCAGTCAGTGTTCCATCTATATCAAAACAATATATGTCAGACCTAGAGTCAGTTGGATCATCAAAAATTTCATTCATGTTCGATTTTGGGTAGAGTTATACCATTATATTCCATAAGCATATAAAGAGTCCAAAGAGCATTTACTTCAAACTCGTGATATGTTTCTACTGGAATCACAATGGTGTCTAAATGTTCGTGTAGTATTGGACGTGACACTATCGCTAGTGTTGGCATGGAGGGAGATATTTGCTTCATTGCTTCAATGAGTGGCGAGTTCGTTCTACACCCAACTGCAATAATCAAGTCAGCATATTGACAGGCATAATTTATAAATGCACCTTTCCAATCTCCATCACGACCTAGTGCAGTCATGTGAACTGAATCAGGAGCAAAACAAAATTTACCTGTATGTCTTTGTATGTCACTTGCCATGTGTTGACACACAGCAAGATTACCACCATTGCCAACAAGAGCAACTTTATTTGCTTGATGTAGCAACCAAGCACCACGTTCTATTTCAGGACTTTTTACATACAACCTTTTCATAGTAATTTTTCGACTTCGTTCACATGTTCTGGTCGATCTATTGCTCTAAATTTAGCACAATTCAAGTTGTATGGCAACACATTATACTTACCAATGAACCCCTGAGTATCCAGACCTTGCCATTGATTTATGAGTGTCATATCTAAATTGGGAAAGTCATTGATGACATTTCGTTTATACAGATATAATCCTATGATTGATTTTATATTTTCGTTTACTACTTCTATATTTCTCATACAATGAGTCACAACACCATTATTGATTACACATTTGACTACATCTTGATCTTTTATTTCACTTTCGTCTAAATCTCTTATCGCTTGCACCATGTCACACCTATATGAGACCCCGAAACGAATCATATCGTCTATCCAATTAGATTGAATTAGCGGTTCGTCTCCCTGCAAATTAAGAATGAAATCACTTTCCACATTTTGAGATACTTCTGCAACTCTATGAGTGCAAGTGTAGTGCTTTCCTGTAAGTCTGGATTCATAACCCTCCTTTTTGCAAAGATCAACAATTTCGTTATCTTCAGTAGCAACGATAACATTGTCAATATATTTAGACTTTCGTCCAATGTCAGCAACCCTAAGAACCATTGCCCTGTCATTGATAAGAGCAAGAGGTTTTCGTGGAAACCTAGATGACGACAGTCTAGCAGGGATTACACATGTAATCTTCTGACCTAGATACATAATTTTTCTCGTGTATAGATATGATAACAGTAGTTGCAAATAATTGCAACGTGGAGTATTATATAGTTTTCTAGTCAATCAATGAGAAGAATCAATCTTGGAGACATAGTAAGGTCAGGAGACGATACTGGCGAGGTCTGTTTCGTTTCTTCTTCTTATTTTTGTATGTGTGTTAGGTTGGGGGAGATCGCATTGTATGATGTAAAAGTGGTTGTATCTAGAACATTAGACAACTACGAGGTCATACGCAAGGTGGATAGTGACAGTTTAGATAGTGTCACAAAAGAAATTGAAAAGAAATACATGTATAATAGAGTAAGATCAAATCAAAAATGGAGAGTGCCTTATGCTATCTGAAAATGAGTACAACCTTATAGTATATTGCTTGGAACAGCAAATGTACGAGTTCACACCTGATGAGCAAAAAGATGCTAATAATATAGTAGTCAAATTATCAGAGCATGTGACAGTTGAAAAAGTGGCACACAAGCACGAGCGTAGAGATTTAGACAGACTATAATGATAGTATAACAACAAAGATTATGACAGTATCAATCGAAATCAAAGGCAACCTTGCTAAACTACTAGCAACAGAAGACCTTATCATTGAGCATAAACCAGTCGAGACAGCATCATTTGATGTTGATAGAAGAGTCCTTACTCTACCTGTATGGGATAGAGCAAGTGAGACTGTTTACGATATGCTAGTAGCACATGAGGTGGGTCATGCACTATACACACCTAATAGAGATTGGTGGAAAGAAGATGAGTTCAAAACAATACCACATGATTATGTCAATGTGGTAGAAGATGCTCGTATTGAGAGACTCATCAAGCAAAGATACAGAGGTCTCAACAGAGATTTCAACAAAGGATATTCTGAATTACATAATGATGATCTATTTGAATTAGAGGATACAAATGTAAATCATTTGAAACCTATTGATAGAATCAATCTATACTTCAAGATCGGTAGTTTCATTGACATTGACTTCAATGATACTGAGAATGAGTTTGTGACCAGAATTTCTAGATGTGAGACATTTGAAGAGGTGCTACAAATATCTAAAGAGATACACCAGTACACTAAAGAAATGCAAGAGCAAATGCAAAAGCAAGCAAATGCCGAGCAAAAAGAGTCCGAAGCACAAGATAATGCCAAAGTCGAGGTCAGACCTGACATGTCAGGGTCTAATGATGATACTCAAGCACAAAAAGATGAGCAAGAAACTGATACTCAGGGTCAGGGTCAGGAAGATGGCGAAGAAGAACCAGTACAAGGTAGATCAGATAAATTATTCCCTGATGAAGTACAAGATACTCAAGAGGAAGAGCAAGAAGAAGAGTCAAAACCTACTGGAAACACTCAGGGTGGAGAGTTCGGAGACATTGATACTGCTACAACTCAGAGATCACTTGATGAGAGTCTAGAGAATTTGACTAACACATACAAAGATCAAGTGCCTACACAATATGTTACTATACCTAACATGAAAATGGATAAGGTTGTTATTGACTTTGATACTATCAAATCATATCTTGATAATCATTTTGTTGAGAACAACACTACTGACTCATCAAATCAATTCTTGATCGAACATACTCAAAGATTCAATGAGTTCAAGAAATCAAGTAACAAAGAAGTCAACTATCTTGTCAAAGAGTTTGAAATGAAAAAGTCAGCAGACTCATACGCACGACAGGCAACAGCAAAGACTGGTATGCTTGATACATCTAAGTTGCACACATATATGTACAATGAAGATATATTCAAGAAAGTAACAACAATTCCTGATGGCAAGAATCATGGTCTTGTATTTGTTCTGGACTGGTCTGGTTCAATGAACAATATACTTGAAGATACTCTCAAGCAATTATTTCAATTAGTCTGGTTCTGTAAAAAGACTCAAATCCCTTACGAGGTGTACGCTTTCACAAATGATTCATGGCAACTAAATGTGGAATGTGATGATGAAGACAGACCATATACATCATACAGGAATACATCTAAAGATCTCCTAGTCGATACTTGGAAAGAGGGAGACATCAATATTGACGGTTGTTTCCGTATGGTAAACATATTATCATCTAAGGCAAAGACCAAAGATATTGAGAAACAAATGCTAAACTTATGGTTGACAAACTGTAGTTTCAAGTATCACTACAATCATTGTTTCCAACACCCTGCAAAGTTTCATCTATCAGGCACACCATTGAATGAAGCGATCATTGCTACTAAGCAAATCGTCAAAGCAATGATGAAGAAAATCCAGAAGGTTCACGTTGTTATCCTGACTGATGGAGAAGCATACCAACCTAGTTACAATGTGGATAGATCAAAGTTACATGATTCATTCGGAGTTGACTACAAGGGTACAAGATCAATCAATTCAACTTGCATGTTGAGAAATCGTAAGTCAGGTAAGACTTTCGCATTGACCTACAGTAATTGCTCATTGAAACTTATTGAGTCTATCAAGGACGATCTACCTAACGTCTCATTCATTGCCTTTAGAGTGGTCGAGAGGGGTGGTATGAGATATGTCTGGTCTCAGTATGGTATGGATACATACAACACATACGAGGAAATGAAAGAGCAAGTCAAGAAAGGCAATCTTTCACTCACATTGAACTCATTTGATAGATTCTTTATGATTCCACAACAGCACCTAAGTGTGGACTCAGATCTTGAAGTCAAAGAAAATGCAACCAAAGGAGAAGTCTCAAAGGCATTTCGTAAGATGTTCAAGAACAAAAAGACAAACAAGTTTATGCTCTCAGAATTTGCAAAGGTCATTGCATAAACCAATTATAATAGTGGCACATTGCTTATTGCATTGCCACTTTCCCCCCTATACAATTAGTACATAAGCAATCAATCAAGATTATGCCAAGAACAATCAACTTTGAACCACACTTTGATGCAATCACTTCCAAGTATGGTAAAGAACTAGATGCTGATATGGTCAAGGAGTATGTTGCAAACAACCCTGACGTATCTTATCAGACAGTTACCAAGTATCTCAACAAATGGAAAATCAGTAGAGGTAAATGGAACATCAAAACACCCAAGCAAGAGACTCAGATTCCAACTGCTACATTCCAAGTACAGCAACCACAATCAACTAAACTCACAAAGACTGAGAAAGTTGAACAAAATCTTATCCCTGCAAAGGATAACACATTCATTCCTTTCGGCAATTTCCCTGCACTCAAAAAAGTAATTGCATCTAGGGAGTTCTATCCTACATTCATCACTGGTATGAGTGGCAATGGTAAAACATTCGGTGTTGAGCAAGCATGCTCTCAGTTGAACAGAGAACTTATCAGGGTCAACATTACAGTCGAGACTGACGAGGACGATTTGATCGGTGGTTTCAGACTTGTCAATGGTCAAACAGTATGGCACAATGGTGCTGTTGTTGAAGCACTAGAGCGTGGTGCTATTCTATTACTTGATGAGATTGACCTAGCATCAAACAAGATACTATGCTTACAACCCATACTAGAGGGCAAAGGTCTGTTTCTCAAGAAGATTGGCGAGTACATCAAACCTGCTAAAGGATTCAATGTTATCGCTACTGCTAACACTAAGGGCAAAGGTTCTGATGACGGTCGTTTCATAGGTACTAACATACTCAATGAAGCGTTCCTTGAGAGATTCCCTATTACATTTGAGCAAGAGTATCCTACAGTCGTGACTGAGAAAAAGATACTTACCAGACTATGTGAAGAGATCGGGATACCTCTTACAGGCGATCACAAAGGGTTCATTGACTACCTATGTGATTGGTCAGACATTGTTCGTAGAACATTCAAAGACGGTGGTGTTGATGAAATCATATCCACTCGAAGACTCGTACACATCATGAGAGCATATCAAATCTTTGGCGATAAAGTCAAAGCAATGCAAATGTGTCTCAACAGATTTGATGATGAGACCAAAGAGTCATTCATGCAACTCTATACCAAACTAGACGAGCATATCAAGTCAGAAGAGAATGTTACGGAGTCGTAACATTCAGTTGACAGGGTAAACCAAACCTGTCATAATGAGTATGTCAGTCAGAGGTTTTGATTGATGACTGACTGACTGACAAACCATTTGTGTCATGTCGTATGACCCTAAACTAGGCATTGAAAACACTTACTACATTATGATTATGCAAATCACAGGTTCTTCCGCTATCGCTAACGTAAACTTCAAAGATGCAAGTCTCGTTGGAATCACATTCACATCACAAGATACTGAGTATGACTTCAAAGCGTTAGATTCAAACCTTGTTCGTAATGGACTAAGCAATGCAATCGCTAAAGGCGACAGCGTTGGCAAGTTGATCGCTTCATACAGAAGAGAAGGTCAACTAACAGAAGTGTAATCTGAAACTACACAAAGACAACTGAATATTTTGATACTAGCATAATCTCGCAAAGCAAAGCACTCGAAAGGGTGCTTTTCTTATGCCAATTTATATACTGGCACAAATTGGTTGTTATAGCATAAGACTTATACTATAATGAGTATATCAATTACAGACACAATGATTACAGCAAAAGACATTCTACAATTCAAAACACACAAAGTTTCTCTACAAGAAAGTAAGAGTTGTATCTACAATGGTAGTCCGTTTCAAGTTTACAAACAAATGAGTAGTAAAAAGAAAGGGGCAAGGTTCGAGGGTATTGTACAAGAGTATTGCACAAACTTAGGATACAAAGTTACAAAACCTGATAACTCAGATCATGACAGGAAGATCAACAACATCAAGGTTGAGATCAAGGGTTCAATGATATGGTCAGGCAAAGATGAGCATTTCCGTTGGCAACAATTACGACCGCATCAAGATTATGATGTTGTTATATTCCTTGCAATATTCCCACAACAGATAGAGTTCTATGGGTGTACAAAGCAAGATGTCAAAGACAATCTTGAAATACAGGACGAGAAGGGCAACTGGATACACAACCAACATGGAGGACTCAAGGTCAACTCAGGCACATTCTTTTTGGATAGTGACGGTCTAACCATACCAACATGGTTCAAATCAATCGAAGAGGTATTACAATGAAACTCAACACAATTACAAACTCAGACTGTCTAAAGTATCTGAAGAAACTACCAGACAATTCAGTTGATCTCGTACTAACTGACCCCCCATACTTCATAGGATTTGACGGTGGTAAGGGTTGGGATAAGCAATGGAAGAGTGACAGGGAGTACATTCAATGGTGCATAGAGTGGACTAAAGAGTGTGTCAGGGTACTCAAAGATGAACGTATGCTCGTTGTATGGGGTACTCTAAAGACTGAAGCGTTCTTACTGTATAAACTAGCATTGAACCGTATGGAGGGCATCACACCGCAGAATGAGATCATTTGGTCATACAACTGGGGTGGTAGGTCTAAGGATAACTTTGCTCGTAAACATGAGTATGCTTGGTGCTATTCGACAGGTGATAAATTTTTGTTCAATGGTGATGACGTTCGTATTGATCGTAAGATGAATACTAACATAAGAACTGGATTACAGCATACAAAGGGTACTATACCAACATGTGTGTGGGAGAAGAACAACCACACAACCAGTAAGGACTATGTTGGTTGGCATGCTACAACCAAGAATATTGACATACTGTCAAGGATAATCAAGGCATATACAAATGTCAATGATGTGGTTCTGGACTGTTTCATGGGTTCTGGAAGTACAGCAGTTGCAAGTCTTAGAACTGGACGTAACTTTATTGGATGTGAGCGATCTAAAGAGTATTATGCACAGGCAAAGAAGCGTATATGTGACAGTCAAAAAAGTGACACCAAAAACGTGTCTAAGGCAAGTCTAGCGTCTATACTATAGACATATACAGGAGTTACACCTATGAGACAATTCACAGTTTCAGCATTACTTGAGGGATACAGGGTGGAGGAGACTGTAACAGCAGTTTCTATTCATCATGCTATCAAGATCATGAAGGCAAAGTATGGCAATGCTGCTAGAAACATTTACGTTTTGAACTAATGAATGAACAAAGACTGAACGAAGAACTCGACATCATGGAAGAGCATGAAAGGGTCAAGGAAAAGCGTTATCAGGAGTTTCAGCAATGGTTGAACCAATGCCCACTCGTGATAACTGACTACAACGATTTCACAAACGAGTTTCAAATCACATTCTCATTATCAGACTAATGGAGTATATCACATACAAAAAGCAAGATTTCATTTTTGCATCATCACACATATTATGTGAGACATTGCCCCCTGACTTTGATACATGGAGTGAGGAGAAACTTGACGATTTCCTAAGTGACAATGCTTATGAACCGTTCGAGTATCACACACCCACACAAATATTCCAAGAGATAGAGTCACTTGCTCACTCAGTCAGGGATTACATCAAATGTGACAGTCAATAAGTGTCACATTTACACTTGCATTACACAATAGGCAAGTTATTATTATAGTATAACAAATCAATCATTATGGAAAGAACTAAAAAACAACTTTTCAAAGACATTCAATTCTGTAAGAATGTATTGGGTTTATCCCCAGAAGATACCGACAACATGATTATGGTATGTGACAAGTTGAAAATCGGTGCAGAGTATTTCTCAGAGGAGTTCGTATTCGAGGGAGACGGTATTGAATCCGTTGTTAGAGTACATGACCCAGAATACCTAAAAATCAAGTGGAGACTAGCATGAATGTACCACTTACAGATACTCAGTTAGAAGACATCATTTACTATCTTGGTTGGAAAATTCAAGAAATCAATGAAGCAGGTTGCGATCTAGAATTTCCAGAGATCGAAGACACACTACAACACCTAAAGGATTACCAACATGGAACTCAGACAAGATAGCAAAGACACATACACTTTGCAACTCACTCGCAGGGAACTAGGTTTACTAGAACATCAAGCAGGCATTTGGTATCATAGAGTGGATTCAGACCTTGAGCAGGGTGCTATAGGTTATGACCATTACTTAGTTGATTCTTTCGGCAAAGATGCCATTGTAGGTCTATACAAAGAAGTTAGAACAGTTGTTGATGCTAACTTTGACAGTTTCAAAGACCTAAAACGAAAGGACGCTTTTACCAGACCATTTTGTTATGAACCAAAGAGTGAAAACCACTACACTAAGTGGGATATAGGTCAATTCAAAGACTGACACATGATCGGTTGCTATCTTATTGTAACCGATTATTATAATACTATAGCAATCAATCAATCATGGCAATGACACCTCGACAATTCATGGAAGAAGTTTACGAGATAGCATTTGGCGATCAAGCATACTATCGTGGTTTCTTTCCAGAAGAAGTGCTAGAAACACTCAGAGAATTTTCAGACAACGCTCTCAAGGTCGAAGAGTTGAGTCTAGAACCCGAACAGTATGAAGACATGGATAGGCAACTTGAAGACGCTTATCGTAGAGGATACATGGACGGTCGTAAATTTCTATTACAACAACAGGAGACAAACTCATGAATCGTTCAGAACTAGAAAAACTAATTACTGACTTTGTTATAGAGCATAATCTTGATGCTCAGTTCGTACAGCAAACAGAAGGACTAACTTATGTTCGATTTGTAGTCGAGGAGGACTCATGAAACAGTACACAATTACAGCAGTCAAGGAATACGAGTACACAAAAACAGTTTTTGCTGACAATCTTGTGGACGCTCATCTACAGGCATTTGAATCAGAGGAGGAATGGACTCTCATTACTGACCCTGACTATGATGAACACAACCCTTACAACATTACACTAATTGAGGAATCATGACAGTAAAATACACATTTCCAAGTGATGACCCATATCAGGAGGGCGAAGAAATCTACTACAACATGGTAGATTTTCTAAATGATTCAGAAGTACATCAAATCTGGGAAATTGTCGGCAAGGCACTTGACAGAAATAATATTGTCACATCAGACAATGAAAGTCTATCAGTTCGGGTGTATGATGAACTTAGTTACGAGGAATCATGACTCTACTCAATGAATTGCATGACATCATCAATGAAGATGACATGACAGCATCACATGACTTAGTTGAAATTATGTTCAATTTACTTGACACCAATCAACTGACTCAACTTGAAGATATTATCACAAATCAGTTCCCAAAATGAAAACAGTTACTTACACATTTGATGAACTACACGCTTTTAGTGAGCATGTAACATGGTGCATCATGGAACAAGATCAACCAGTTGATGACAACTTACAATCTTTTATAGACAAAACTCTTTATTCAAATGACTAATCACAAACAAGTAAACTTCACAACTGTCATGGACTATCGTCAAACATTTACAGTTGACATTGACTTTGAAGCACTCAAAAAAGAATTAGTTGAAAAATACGACTATGATGAAGAAGAAGTGCAATCAACATGGGAGAGTGATGACGAAATGTACAACCTCGCATGGGAAATGGTCATGGAAGACCCAGACAAGTATCGTGACCAAGAATTTGGTCATGGAGACTATGACAATGAA